TGAATTTTGCGATCGAACTCCTGCTTGTTTACACCAGGAGTGAAGATTATGTCAGGTGAGTGAGTAATCGACTCATAGTAAATGACTTCATTATCAATCTTGAGAGTGCCATCCTTCTCAAGGAAATATTTTACATTCTCGGCAATAATCTTGTTTTGTGTCGGATCCACCTTCTCCAACACCGCAGATTCCGAAGACAAGAAATTTGGATCGAACTCATCCGAACCAATATCCGTATAATTCAGGATATTGTTTAGGATGTCATACGGACGCCCAACTTTCTCTTGCGATTTGTAATATTCCTCTAAGAATTTTACAAACTGCTGGTTGTCTTCTTTAATGAATGCAGGAATTTGATCCTGAATTCTCTGCGATACGGTTACTGCCTTCATCTCTTGTTATAATCGATTATTAGAAACAGGAGTTGAACTCGGGGAGTTCGTAGACAACTGTTGGGTAATCAATGATATTTAGTGAGGTACCATCGAAGTTAATTGGCGTAAAATCAAACGGATCGAAGGTGGGAACATTGGTTCCATCAATGGTGTAATCGATTGTTTGAACAGTTGGGTTGAAAATTGTTGGATCGGTACCAGTACCAACGTTAATGTTGGAAGATGCGGGAAGAACCGTCACTGGAATACGGTCAGTCCCATCAGGAGTGCTAGCAACACTTACGGGACCAACGCAAACAATACCATTCTTATAATCAACAGTACCAACATTAGTTTTGAGAATCACCTCTTTTTCATCTTGTTTGGTAACCATAATCAATCTTCCATATCCATCATCACGAAGATTTACGGGAAGATACGCGGAAGTGTCATTCTGCAAAAGAACTGATGTTGATAATTGCGTTGCATTAGCAGATGATTGTAGTGCAAGAAGACCTTCTGTATAACCCGTGGAATAGAATGTTCCACTCTTCACAGTAGAATACTTTGGTGTGCAGGTACCACTTGTTGCAGCATCGGAACCCTTTGATCCTCCAGAAAGATCATTCGGATTGGAAATTTCATTGTTAAAGTCTAAACACTGAGTAAATGTGTCACCAAAGTTGAATCCGCTAATGTTCATACCCAATGTCATATGGGTAACATTGCCACTAATTGCAGAATCAGAATTATCAATCATCGCTTGATACTTAGAAATATCAATACGACCATTGAATCTTGTGGAAGAAGACTGCGTATTGTACTGATCTACAGCAGCAAGAATTTTAGATGCAAGTTCATTATTAGACAAACTTGTCCTAGTTCCATCGAAGAACGCCCAGGTTTTAGGACGAATGTACATTGTTGTGGGATCAACAATGACTGGTTCAATAGATGCGATGGAATACTTTAGTAGGTTTGTCTTAATTCTGTTTTTTGTGCTACTATTCAAGTTTGCACCAGAATTTGTTCTGATCGCAATGTAAACTTTACCGTAAACGGGTGGATTCAAGCGTTCACCACCATATGCGGTAACAGATCTTGCCTGAGGATACACCTTCTTGGTAATGTACTCATAATCCGACTCTGTAACCGCTCTATTTTGACTGTTAAACGCCCTAGGAGCGTTGTATTTGATGCTTAAGGTACTCTCTATGTCTTCACCATCTTGAGCGCCGTCTACGACCGCTAGAGAGATGTTTGCGGGACTGATATATCGGTTCTCGGAGTCGATGCAACGACCAATGAAGTTGAATTTCTTACATCCGTTTGCTGCAGACCCATTGGTACGAACATAGTCAAATGTAATGACCTCGCCCGAGATGAGTTGACGACAAATAACACCATCACCAAAAACAACTTTGTATCTCAGATCATCAGTTTCCTCCAGGAAATATCCCCGAGTGGTGCCATCAACATCGACAATATTTTGTACCAAATTATATGTGTCAATTTCTTCTGACTGTGCATTGGGGGAAATTGACACTGTAAGAAGGTCTGTATCAACATTGTCGCTGGGAACAACGTATGCTCTTTGCTTAACGTCGCTTACGGTATACTTGAACGAAAGAGAATTGCCTTGATATATGACTACTTGTGCAAATTCCGCTTGTCCTGTCGCTTGATCGACAGATTCTTGGAGATCTTTAGGCAAAGTAAATGTAAAAGCTTCTCCACCAATGCTGGAAACGAAGACATCACCCTTTTTCAAGGTAACTGTTGCGGGATATGTCGTTGATGTACCAATATAATTGGTTTGAACCGCAAATCTAACACACGCCTTTGCTGCTTTGATCGATCTCGGCGTATAATTCAATTGCTTAGCAATCTTGACAACATTATCTCTGATAGTTGCTGACTCAAGAAATGCTTCGTTCATTGCCATATTGGCATTAAACGCGGCATAATATGTGTTATATGCTAAGACATCCAGGAGATAAGACGAAGCAGATCCCTCAAAGTCGTAATCTGTAAACTCTGTACGAGTTCTTAGATATGACTTAATAGATTCTCTGATCTCTGTGAAGTCAAGAGCAGTTAAGTTTGATGGGATTGCTGCCATTTTTACGTGCGCTCCAGCAGGAAGTCTACAGTTTGTGTAAGGATTTCACCGATAATTCTATATTCCACTTCAACCTCAATTTCAGTACCACCTTCATATTTAACAATTACGTCAGTAAGTTCAACTCGTGGTTCTAAACGACTAACAACACTGACAATTTCACTTTTGAGATCTTCCAGCATAAACACATCAAAGTTCTCAAAAAGCATAGATTTGAGTCTAGATCCGCTGTTTGGTTGAAAAGGTCTTTCGCCAAATTGTGTCAATACCAAATTTCTAATAGATTGCTTGATAGCATTCTCATTTTTTACCATAGAAAAATCCTCAGTATTGGGGTTTGCCAACATCCCAATACTGAGGTCTCTAAATTGACGACTTAAATTTCGTTCTGTTTTGAAACGGTATGCCATTAAGAATTAAAGCGTTCGACATAATCGTCGAAACCACCAGCACCGCCACATTGTCTAGTTAGACGATCCTTGGGAGGATCGTTGGGTTTCGTTCGGTTCAAGTATTTATCAGAGCGCGGATCGGTTATTAAAACCATTCCAGAATCGATAAAATCTTGTCCCTGATCAGGAATAGGACTGTTTGCCATAATCGTTTACCTGAATTCTACAAGTAGAACTTTTATGGCGGTTGCTATCGCCTGATGTATTTAGAAGTCGAATCCCAATTGTTTATCGCGGAAGTCTACCGTTACCTTATAAGTTGGTGGGTGGAAATTGCAATACTCATTGAAAGTAATTTTCATTTCCTTTTCACTGAGATTGCAGTTCTTCGCTGCTTTAGGAAGGTTCCATTTAGCAGCGAAGAGCATTTCCATTGACTTACGAGTTTCAGGACGCATCAACCCCGACCTTGACCACGGTACCGTTTGGGAGCACCATTCCTAGAACTTGCAGAATACTTGGTATTCTTACTGCTTCCCTGACGAGTGGTCTTGGGTTTCGACTCAATGATTTTCTTGCCAGAAAGACCAACTTTTGCTCGTGCCATAATCGAATTTGTAGAACAGAGAAATTATAGCATATCTATGAGGCAAGTACAGTAGGTGATCCATAAGCAACAACACTGGAACACGGCAAACTTGCACCTGGTGCACCAACACCCAAAGGATCCAATAATCTTGCTACAGGAACCTTAAAGGCGAGGGTTGTTGTGCTAGTAGGAACCACAGTTCTAGGATGTCCTGTTCCTCCCCTGTCTTCAATTGTAAGTTCTGAGCAGGGAAATGGCGTTGGGATGATGCAAGTATTGGGTCCACACGGGCAAACATAGTTCACAATGTTTGTCGTCACAGAAATATGCGGTGTAAATGTATCACCAGCAATCATAATCGGGAATCCGTTTACCAAAACTGTCGCTCTCTGGGGATTTACCGCATTGATTGGGGTGAGTGGTGTGGGTGGCCAAAAACAAGTTAGATTTTTTACAACAATCGGTAACTTTGTTGGTGGTTTTTTACACGGTTCTTGAGTATGAACTGCAGTAGGAACTGGAATACCGTGTCCAGAACAAGGCATCCCATTCAAACTTGCTACTGGTTTTAGTAATCCTGCCATTATTCTAAGTCGCACTCCTCAAAAAATGGGTTTCCGTATTGTTCATATGCCTTATCCAATAGTCGTACGGCACCAGTTTTCCAATTTACCCACTGCATATCACCAGAAAACGGTCCCAATTCTATGTATGGGTTGTTTTCTGCTCGCTTTTCTGTGTCAAATGCGACTGTTGAGTGAATAACATTCCTCAATGCCCAACTACCAGCGGCATAAACTGGTGGATTGTTGATTGGATCTTCGGGATCTCCGCTTGTTAGAGACCCACCACAGGATCTAAACGGGTATCCAGAGCAAATATCGTCAGATGCAATTCCGTCTCCATTGCCGTCATACCCAGAATACACATCCAAAACCCCATCTGCCACAAAATTGTGCCAACAATCATTAGGAAATTTACCATTTGTGCACGGATCTAGAGTGAGTTGCGTGTATGGAACGTCATTGGTATACAGTGGATTGTCATTTGCATCAACAATTGTCTGAGTGAAGAACATTCCAGTGTAAACATTTACGTTGTCACCGATCCAAGTGCTCAATTGACCCAACTCTTCATTTGAAGTTGACAGTGTTGCGCCAGGTCCATTGTAATCAAATGTATTTTCATCCCCAGAACGAGGTACAAATGTGTACTCACCGTTGGCAGTTTCATAACATTTACCTTTATATGCACCTCTAACACACGGGTGACACTTCACACCACCCCCAACTTGACGTGCAGGAGTTAATGTTGGTTTGGGTAACCAACTCAACCAGTCCATAAAACGCTCATTAACTGCCGAACTAACACCAGAAACATCACCTTCTACTGACAATGTGACTCTAACAGTTGCAAATTCTTGATCATTACCGCAATATTTGAAGGGTAAGTATCCAAAAACCTTCTCAACCCCATTGGGATCGTATGCAACATACGGGCAAGGAAGGTCAACAAAGCGTTTTACCGTATACAAATTTGCTTGATTTGTCTCAATACACGGTCCACCAAAGATTCCAGGCAGTCCACTGTTCATTTTAGTGTTGATTATCTGCTGATTCTTAGATGAATTTGTTTGAATATCCGCAAAAAACTCATTATTTTGGTTCCAATTTGGATTTGCATTGTTAACTTCGCCCCAAAGTGAACTCACATCTGTATAAGTGTTCACATCTGCCCACTGAGATCCCATATCTAGGTCTAAACATATCGATGGAATCACATCATCGCAGAATTTTGTCTTCTCATAGTTGTTTACATCCGTATTTCTAATGTATCCAACGGTATAATTTGATAAAACTGGTTCTTTTAGGACATCTAGAGCAGTTCCAGCGATCTCTTGCATCTCAGAAAATGCAGATCTCACCCTAGAATCACCAATTTCACCACTTCCCACCGAAGAATCGACCTTTGTTTTGATGTCAGCAGCGCCAGGACCAACAAAAGTGTCTTCCCGAGTCTCGGTTAAACGATCTACAACGTAGATTTCTACCTTTTCCCCAGGTTGATACCCTGCTCCTTTGTCTGTAATAACGACCTGTTTGATACATCCGATCTCATTTAAGACTGCATAACCCTTAGCCTGCCTCAGAGTTCCCGTAAAATCGTCCTGTGTGACGTATCTTTGCTTAGAAACGTTTCTACCAATCTTTCTGGTTGAGTAATCACCACTTTCAAATTCATCACTGGACTCAAGTGAGAGTGCAATTTCTCCAGAAACATCATCTTCAAACGCTTCTGGGATATTTTCTGCGGCATCAGAGAATCCTTCTTCACGAATAACGTCAGGAAGTGAGAATGAAAGGGTTGGATTTCTGTAATCTCTACCAGAATTAACAATGTTTACGTGATCAATTTCGCCTTTACTGTTTACGATTGCCTCTAATACCGCCTCATCCAAAGTTCTGTTCGGAATCAGTGCTTTATTGTCGAGTTCAACCTTATAATATGACAGTTGTTTTGGAAATTCGTAAATTCCAAAGAATGCTGCCTTATCTTTGATGCCATAACCCGCTAAAACAACCCCTGTAGCACCGTCATTTGACGTAATAGACTGGTTATATGTGAATGCATTACCAAACTGTGATGAAATGCCCTTGAGTGTCATATAACCACACTTCAATTCATCCCCAAAGTAACGAACTCTTTGTATTTCCCACCCATTCAGGGTTTCGCCAAGTCTAAATGCACCACTGGACGAGGTGTAGCGGAAAAAGATCATTGGATCATCCGTTCCTACCGCCCAGAATGACTCTGCAGCGCCCTTTCCAGGCACATCCACAGTAATACGTGTTTTCTGGGTTACCCAGGCATCCTCACGCATCTCATAGTAGTATGAGTGGTATTCTACGTTGGGTACACACGGGGTTTCACTCCGTGCAGGACAGCAGGGAGCATCTGTAGTGGTAAAATTGATACCATAGATGGGACCATTAAACGGAAATGATGTATCGTAGAGATAATATAAGAATTGTCCTTCAAATGCATCGTGAAAACCAAGGAATCTTGGCATACACGCTTTAACAGCACCATTTTTACCATAGAACCACTCAAAATTGGCATCAGTAGATGCTAGAGCAACGCTAGTTGGTTCACCCCACCCCTGCTCAGCAGGTGTATCAGTGGGTTCATCCTCATATCGTCTTCTAGACCACGTTGTATTGTAGTTGTACCATCCAGAACGGTCAACTTCACCTGTATTGAATGCTTTTCCTGTCGATTCAAAGCGTTTTTTTGCTTGAGGTGCAGATCCATCAAACACCCAAGCGTAAATTCCAATATATTGGTACTCTTGATTCAATGCTTCCGCTGGATCGGGCACTCCAGGGACACCAATTTGTAAGTTTACCTCTGTTGCAGGGTTGATTGTGTAAAAATCATCGTATCCATTGGAATTATTCTTCCGATAGTGATACAAAGGTATTGCAGATTCGCCAGGATTGGTTACTCCAGCAGAATTGGCAGCAGATTGGGAAGAATATGCATATCCTAAGAAACGAACTGCTCCACTACTACTAGAAGACAGATACGAATTCTTATTTCCATTACTAAAATGCAGATATACCCCAACTGCACTACCAACAGACTCTTTTAGGAGTTGAAAATATCTTCTCTTATTGCGTGGTTCGTGATTATATGATCTTCTATCAAAGGTATCGTTCTTTGGGATACTCTCATCAACCCAATACAAATGATCTTCATTTGATCCAGAGTAGTATCTCCAAACACCCCTACGTGTAGAATTGCAGTTTGCTACACAAGTTTCTGTAGGCGCACCAATATAAAATACTTCGTCCCTACCAAAATTGTAGGAACCAGGACCAGCATCTTGGAATGTAATTTGATAACCACCGCCGAGAGACGGATGATCAGACGAGTTCCACGTCCTATAGTAATCATCCGAATCTACGGGGTTTTCATAACTACGACCAGTTTCAATGATATAGGCTGGCATTAGTCACCATTTAGTTTCTCTTCCAGAGTATTTATTCGCATATAGAGATCATCAAAGATCCCTTTTAGATTGGAATACTCGTCGTGTCCAGGAATCTTGTACTGAATCATATCAGCACCCCTGCTCAGAAACTGTTCTGCACGTTGACTACGTTCTGCTAATACCTTCAAAGTATCAGCAATACGATCAAATCTCCACTCAAGTTCTTCTTGATAAGATTCAAACTCAGGAATTTCCATTAAACAACTCCATAAGATTATTGGATGGTTCAACATCAACATTGATAGTAGTACCACGATGATTAGCGTGGTTGCCTCCACGTGCACGTAGTGCTGCACGATTGTTCTCCTTACCTGTAGTTCGACGGAAGTTGGTGGCATAGTTATTTAATGGGTTCTGATCCTTATGATCAACCTCAAACAACTCTTGCATCCACAATTTATCTTCCTTAGATGCAGTATCCCATCTCAATGCTTTCAGCATTCGAGGATCCACATCAGGTTCATTTTCGTAGATAGGGTACCAGGTATTTGCAACCAAAGTGTGAATGGCAATATCACGCTCCTGTCGTTTGGATGCTGCACTTTGAATAGTACATTCGTCATCCAACCACACTGGTTCCAACTTCCCCATATGAGGCATTTTGATAAGTAACTTCCATCCAGAAGTCTTCTCATCGGTGCCGCTATAACGCTTCAACTTGCCGTCACACAGACGATGGTATGTTGGATCCCATCTCTTGCCAAGACGCTTCTGAGTGGCACTAGGGTACACGTGACTAATCACACGCCCAAAGTTGGAAACGTGCATCCAGGGGAGAGTCACTTCCTGACCATTCTCAACGTGAATAGCAATACGCCACATCTCTCCCTCTAGAGAGGTAATTAAATCACCAGGACGAGCAGTGTCTAAACCAATCGATTTACGAACCTCAATATTGGCACTACTTCTACGTGGTTGATTGAAATTGGGTTCATACAGATGCCAAAAATCATAGGCATCGATTCTATTGTCGATATTGAGTTGCTGTTGCAGTGTTTTCATATATTAGTGTATGAATGTAATAATAGTTATACCATAAGCATAAAAAAATGGCAATAGAGTTTTCTCTACTACCATTAGAATAGTTACAACGTTCGCGGGGGGTAACGGTTCAGAAGTAATTCAAATTGATTACAAACCTGAATTTCGCATCAGTTGTTGATGTACCTGCGTGAGGTGTGTTGACAGGGAATTTGACTAATCGATTCGCCTTGGAATACACTCTCTCACCACTCTGAAAGAACGTGTAACCATCACAATCATTGAGATAGTATACAGCAGTTGTTGCTCCCGCAAACTGGTCTGTACCGTACTCTCCACAGTCTGTGTGATAATCGTATTCAATCAGATTGTCTGTGTGATGATTTAGATTCGCTTTGATTCGTATCAAAGCACGTGGTTGTAAAGCATTGATGAGTGGGAGAAGTATTTCCCATTCCTGGGACTGGGGTCTACCCATCTCATAAAACTTATGTACCATCTGCCAGTTGTAGATCTCCTTCGCTTGTAACTCAGGATCAAATGCTCTACTGACGTGCATTACCTTAGCGTGATTCAAATACCAAGGAAAACACTGATCTCCAGTGATCTGTCGATATATTGTATTGAATACTTCGTTAGGAAGGAAGTTGTCAATTACTTCAAATGTCGCATTCGACTTCATTGTGACTCACCCTAACATCAATACTGTTCAATAGTTTCTGACACTTGTCATAATGTGCTTGTGAACCATTATGATTCATTTGATAGTGCCGCACAGCATCGAAGATTAACTTCTGCTGCTCATAAGTGAATTCACTCATCAACTTTACTGAGATAAACGTTTTCTCCTTCAACAGTATACTCTAGAACATCGTCAATTTGCCATCCGAGTTCATCAAGTAACTCATCGGGTAATGTAATGAAACAATCCCCGTGTTCGTCCTCTTCAACACTTAGTATAAACCTACGAGACATTCTGATACCGTCCGTTACATTCTTGCAGTATATAGGAAGTTTTTTTTTATTATCCGAGGTTATCTGCAGGTGACTCATCTCAGAGGAACTGGGAAATTCTAAACGACCTCCTGGGGGATTTTTACCTGGGGAAAATTTTTTGTATATGGGGGGACCCTCAAAGCGGTTTCGATAATATGCTCGACCCTATACTTTTGTAGGTTACACATAGGGTCCCCTTTTAATATACGCCAAGTGTATCTAATCGTCCCCTACATTGACATCATAGCATAACCCTTCGAGGATGCAATATTCTCTCAGTTTCTTATGCTTACTGTAGTCAGGTTCGGGTTCACAATCGATCAGATATTGCATCCACTCGATGAACTCCTGAGGAGGAAGATTACCCTCCTCATAGAGTCTCGAATAGGCATCGAATTTACTCAATAGTCTGTAGTGTATTCGATCTCAATTTCGATGCCTGATGTATCATCATAGAGCGACTCTTCGTATAGATCCTCCGAGTCATCTTCGAGCATCTCATCTACCCAATCTGTGTCTAGAGTTTGAATAACATTAGGGTCAACCATAGATGTCATCTCCATTCAAATCATACTCCGATTGTTGTCGATTAGTCTTGTTCTGTTTGTTATATGAATTGGACTCATAATTGTCCAATTGTTCATACTTACCACGTGGACGATTATTACGTTTTTCACGCAGACTTTTCGGACGATTACTTCTATAAGTGTCGTTCCGTTTGTATGTGCGACCCATTAGATTAGAGGTGAATTTGGTTAACTTTGAGGGACTTTGAAAGTATAAGGGAGACTGTGGAAAAAGTCAACCCATTGTGACAGTTTTTCGTGTGTCCTCTGAGTGTTGACAACTCTCGATCGATAGAGTAGAGTCTAAGGTTGCACTTCTCAGAGGGATTCTAACACGATTAACAAAACAGTAAGGTATATTTATTAGACCATTTTTATTCCACAGAAAATAATCCCCTTTGTGGAAAAACCTGTGGAAAACTATACAGAACTCACCCA